TACATACGGAGAAGGCGTAAGGGTACTTTCGTCAAAGTCCATGACACAAAGTAAGCCACGACCAAAAAAGGCAGCTTCAAAGTCCCACTCGTAGTCGATAATGTCCTTTTCCATTAAATCGTAGTCATAATCAGCTACCAAGTCGAGGTTTTCGGCAATTTCGTCGTCTCCAATCTCTCGAGGAGAAAAAGTAGCAGCGAGTCGGTCGTCGTAAAGCGCCGCAAGTATCGTTTGAAATACAGAAAATAGCGTAGTATCACCTACACTTTCTTTGTCGCGCTTTTGGTTGTTGTATAGTTTGAGTCGGAGTGCCCACTCGTCCCACTTTGGCTTCATAAACCACCAACCTTGCTCCCACTCGGAAGCAGATTGCTTTATAAGAGAAGTAAAGTCCGGACGTTCTGTCTTTTCTTCTACAGAGTCGTCTTCAAGCTCCATAATTTCTTCTGGAACTTCGTACTTGTCGGACTTCTTTTTAGTTGTAGCAGTAGCCATTTATAAAAAATATCGCCAGTAATGTTTCCTTTGAGCGAAGGAATTGTTGGCGACTCTTTCTTACTTTTGGTTTCTTCATCTAAAATTATAACACAAGGCAGCACTCTTAATACAAACTGTAAACCCTTTTTCTGTTAATAAGGTACAGCCCGACTTCTACCCTTGAAGGGCTATTGCTGCGCGGTTATTTAGTTGGTGTCAGTACTCTACAAAGATAAACCCCTTCCAGTTTCTTTAATGCTATTGTCTTAGAAACAAAACGACGCGAAACTTACTTTTTATTTATCTTTAGAGTTCCCTTGTTCCGGTACATATTCAACGGCAGGGCGAGAAGTCGGACACTCGTTTTCCCTGCTTTCGCATATGTATCTGAACAAGAGCTTGTGTAATGAGCTTTGCGTAGGACTCAATAATGACCGGTATTGAGAGCAACGATCTCCCGAGTTGTTATGGTTCCTACACAAAACTAATTACTATTTGGAAACGGACTAGGTTTTTTAATTGCAAGAAGCCCGAGTTGCAATGTGACACGAAAAAAGACACTCAAAAAGAGTGCCCTTACAACGTTTTTGTTCAATACTAGCGACGCCAACCCAAGGAAAATTGTATGGTCTTCCGAGGTTGGGTTAGCTGCGCAAGTATTCAATTGTTGATGTTTCAAAACCATACCCGAACATAATAGCATGTTTAAGGCTCTATCTGTATAGCCGTAGACTGTGGATATTTGTTACAGTCCTAGCGCCCATTATAAACAAAGCGTATGAAGATAAGGTTAAGAACAAAAAGAGCACCCCGGCTGGTGGTGCTCTTTCCATGGTTTCCTTACCGCTTAAGGCAAGAATGGCTCCATGTCTATAATACCACATTGTCACCTTTTATGGAGTCCAGCGGCTTATATAGTAAACCCCCCGCGGTCGCTTGGGGGGTTTACAAGTAAGAAAGAAAAGGGGGTCAATTCCCTTTTGCCTAGCAATTGTCGGTGCTCTAGTCCGACGTGGATATTATAACAGCCAGTCGTCTTTCGGTATACCGTCTGGGCAACACTCTATACACAAGCTTATCCCCATATCTGATTCTTGGAAGTCTTCGTGTAATTCAATACTCCGACCACAACCTTCACAAATGATTAAGTCCGGTTCCATATTAAAAGTAAGGGTCATCGCTAGACATTTTTTGTACTCCACTTTGCACTTGTCGCGTAACCATTTCTCTAAACTGTGGCTCTTGAAACAAAATACGTCCAAGACACTCAATAGTGTGGTCGTCTTTATCAACCTTTTGTTCCTTACGGTTTTTATCAAAGCTGGTTTTGCCCTTCCACTCTTGCCAGCGCCAGTGCTCCACTTCGTAAATGAAACGCTGACAAGTAGAAAATACGTACAATTCAGGCGGCTTTATCATTTGTCCGTTTACTTCTCGGTAGTCCAAGGCGTTCTCAATACGCTTATCTGCTACCGCTCGAGACTTTGACGCTGAAATGTAATTAAGTCCTTCGTCCTCCAGCATAGTAGCCAAACAACGTTCTGTATGTTGGTCGACAATCGTTGCACTAGGGTCAATGGTATACGGCGTTTCCATACGGTAGAGAGAGTGCTTCTTCTTTAAATCATATCCCAAGTCCTGCACCGTGTCTGGGTTTTTGTAATACTCATCAACTACTATCTTGGTTCCTTGCCTATTTACTGCCAGCCAAATACCTGCGTCTGGGTTACGTGGGTGCGGGTCAAGGGAATGATAAACGCACCACTCGCGCGGGTCGAGCGCAAACGGTTCTATTACGTGTACTTGTTTATTCCATTTTTTAAACACAAGTCCTACAAGGTGTTGAAACTTACCGTATACACGAGCTTGTCGTTCGTCTTCCGGATACTCCGCGACCATTTGAGCAATATGTTGGTGCTCCAAGTGTCCACGGATACCATGCTCCTTACAAACGCTTTCAACGTCCGCTGTAAGGTGGTAAACACGGCGCTTTACAGTTACAGGGTCTTCTCCTTCTCGAAGCTGTACTTGCACTTCCATTTCTCCATTGGCGAACATATCGTACAAGTGAGCTGAACCGGAAATAGGTGTAGCTGTGATAATAATGATACCACCTTTACGCATACGAGAGATTGTAGCTTTCAACAATAGGTCTGGTGGTGGCTCGTCAAACCAAGCCCAACCGAGCGTTATTCCTTCAAACTGCATAGGGTCTTGGTCATAGGTCATAATGTCCCAATCGAAGCCGGTATCAGTAAACCAACGGGATTCGAAGTGCTTACCAGCTTTTTTAGTCTGGTAGCGATCGCGGGGAAGCCATTGTTTAAGCTCGTTTACCACGTTCTTTTCTACCAAGTCTGATTCTGTAACAATACGTCCCTTCTTTAGATACTGCCATTTCTCGAACAATCCACCACGGAACCAAGGATTATTACCAGAAAAGCATATATTTGCGATTATGTTGGTAGCCAGTGCTGTTTTGCCCACTCCATTAGCCGCCGAAAGAAAGAGTATAAAGTAGTCATTGCTTCCAAACGCATTGAGAAAGTCCTCTCCTACTCCAGAAGGTTCGTAGTATCGGTACTTTTCATTCTCTAGGCGGTAGTCTAGGAGCTGCAAGTCGTAGTTGTCGGGCTTTTTAGCGTTCATTGTGCTTAAAGTATATGTTATCCCCTTCGAAGTGCTGTATTTCGTGCTGGAATATCTGCGACTTTAAGCCTTCTACTTTTTCAGTCCGGCGCCATAATACCCACAAGCCAAGTATACGACGCGGATACCAGTATCGAACGGTAATACGGAAGACTCGCTGCACCTTCTTTGGTTTCCGGTGTACAAAACTCATACAACCTTCCTTGGGTTCAAAGATATTGGGCGTGGCGCACTTCTCCGGTACCTTGTCGTGTATCTCTCGCTTTCCTGTTGTGCCATTAAATACCGTCTTTCGAACTTTTTTATACATTACAAGTTCCTTCTCGGCTTCTAGGATTTGAGCATTAAAGATAGCCCGTGAAGGAAAGCCAGCGTTTAAAGGATTGAGTGACTTTTCTGCCAATGTCGGGTGTACTACAAAGATACGTAAGGGCTCTGGGGACGTTGTGAGTTGTGCGTGAGAAATCGCCCAAGCCTTCATACCGTATTTGTCTGCCCACTCCTTTTCTGCGTCGTCACACACTTGAGTAATTAAAAAAGCCAGTGGTATATGAGCTCTCTTTGCCTTCTTGGAGACGGCGTAAATACCAACTTTATCTTCGGGGTGGTTTTTTATTTCGAGTTTCATACCTACTTATTAAGGTTTTTTAAAGTCTCCTTGGCGTGACCAAGCATAATCTCCACGTCGCGTTCAATGTCTTTTAGATCGGCGAGCACCTCCATACCACCGTAAAACTTACCTTTAAAGTTCACATACCAAAAGATTTCAAACTTACCAGAAGGAAGGAGCGTCTCCTCTGATAGCTCGTCCCTCGTAAATACCATAACCGGTACATCGTCAATGATTACGAGCCGGTGTATTGCTTCTATGTTGAGCTGTAGTAGTTTTGCCATGCTATAGCTGTGTTACACAGACGTCGTCACCTTCGACCTCTATAATAATAAAATCTTGGGTATTAGGTTCTTTTTTTTCCTGCGTAGTCTGCGGAAAACCGGCAATGAGAACCTCGGCTACTTGCCTTACCTTAATAAATTTAGTCTTTACAGTAGCCTTAAGTAAGCTTTCTTTGTGTACTACCGTAACAAGTACGACTCGATCGTTAAGCTTTGGAAGGATTTGCTCCTCAATAATCTTCTTTACTTCCAAGTCCTCGGCGTCTGGGTTATCAAGAGAAAGGGCATTTACGTGCACTATGACACTCTGGCGCCCGTCTCCGTGGTCGATTTTCTCTATATTCTTACCGTCTGGGCTTGTTTCTTTATTCATATTAAAAAGCATTACACTTCCAAACCTCGATACCGTCGCTCGTAGCAATCAACTCGTAGCGAAACGTTCCAGAGCTTGGTTCACTAATAACCATATCTCCACCTTGAGTCTTCTGGTAAAACTTACATTCTTCCGAAAAAGGGGAATTCTTGGACTCCGGCGGCTTTTCTATGCGTAAAAAGCCAGCGGCAAGGGCAAGTAAAACTACGGCAAGCACCAACCACCATGTCCGGACAATGTATTTTGCTGTTGAGTCTTTCATAGGCGACTAAATTATTACTTTTTATTAAAGAACTTCTGCTTCTCGGCTATTCGTCGCTGTAGTTCATCGTCCGAGACGTCTTCATTAGCAAAAGAGTGCAATACGTGTTGTCTGTCTTGTATACGAGACATAAGTTTGTTATATGCGTCGATAGCTCCAAGCGCTACTCTCAAGTCTGCTTTTTGTGTCATTAAAAACTGCAGTGTTTTGTCTGCGTGTTGATCGTTGAAGCCGCCGTCCTCTAATAGCTCGTGTATTCGGTTCAATATGTTGGTGTCTGTCAAGAGCTTGCTTGCATTAGCCCTTACGGTTGCATGAGTCATTTCGTTGTCGTCCGTCTCCCCTTGAGACTTTCCTAGTACAACGGTAATATCAAAGGCTTCTATATAGCTCTGTGTACCATTTCCATAAAACTCTATGTCTGATACGTATAACTCACAAAAATACTCCTCTTGTGGAGATAGTTTGGCGTCCATGAGCGCTTTTAATGCTGCTTTCTCAAGTGTTGGCTTTTCTTTTGGGGATTTCTTCTTTTTCTTCTCGGGTAGTAGGTCTTTGGCGGCGTTCTTAAGCATAGCTTTGCGCCCGCTTTTACCATAACCGGTGTTACTGCCTTTTTTATCTTTAACCGGTGCTTTACTTGCCATTGTAAGTACATTGTATCATACGCTTGCTCGGTTGGTTGGTTTTTCTTATCCACTATTTCCAAGTATTTTCATGCGCTAATTGGGAGAATTCCTTCTTCGACTAATGTGTACGATTCGTCTACTCTATACTCAATCCATTTCTTACAGTCCTCGTTGGTGCAAAATGTGTAAAAGTTTTCAACTTCTTTTTTTTCCAACATTCCAAGCGGGCTAGGGTGTCTGTCACAACAACCTCCAAATTCGTCGTGTTCATAATTACTTTTTGACTGCCATTCTTCAATTGGCTCTTTGCAATACGGGCAAGCGTCTGTCGGGTCGCGTCTAACTGTAAAATACATTCCCACACGTTGTTATTTAGTGAGTGGGGTTAGGTCGCTGGATAAATGGGGCGGGTGTATAAGGATGAAGTATCATCTGTTCTAAATCACCTAGCTTAATAGGTTTACCGTTATTATTGGTGTCAATTAAATAACCAAGAGCTTGAGCAATTCTAGTTCTTTCCTCTCTAGTACTTCAAGTTTTCACGCCAGAAACGCATTTCTTTTTGATGTTGCTCGACTGCAAGATCGTTGTAACTAACAACGTACAACACAAAGCATTACGATATATTTCATTAAATTATAGGGTAACTTTGTATATAGTTCCCACATTTATTATGTCATGGAAAGAAACAGCCCAGTTAAGGGCTGTGTAGTTCAGGCTGTAACTTCGCCAAACCGCCAGACGGTGATGTAGCCACCATCTTTGAGAGTCTGCCGAACGAAGACAGGTTCACCATGTTGGGTGAAGACCATGTAGAAAGTGCCGTCACCCCGGTCAAACATAAAGCAGTGACCAAGCTGGCCAGTCTCGCTGTCTAAGCAGGCTGATTGAGTTATCATCGGGTAGTTTTCTCTGACCTCATTTGGGGACAGAGCGAAGGCGGGGTTGCAAACGAGCAACATTGCTGCGAGTAGTAAGTTTCTCATCGTCTTTCCTTTCTTGGGTGAGTTTGCAGCGTAGGCCACAAAACATATGGTCGTTAAATTCGAGCATATTATCCTCGAACTCTTTGCGCCCACACGTGAAACACGTATGGATTTCAAACCGCCTACTCATAGAGTTGAGCCGTCAGTTTGTTCAGGTACTCCTCTTGCAGGCATTTGCGCCCACAGTACTGGTAGGTCACTTGGACCTTGCCGTTCCAGACGGACTTTGAGACTGACACACACAGTAGGTGGACTTGCCCACAGTTAGCACAGGTTACCGTTTCCATCTCACGCTCCTTTCTGAGCTGTTGGAGTATCCATTCATGGTATCTCATTACAATCTCCTTTCTTGCAGGTTCTGCCGATATACTTCAACACCTCAGCTTGACAGTCAGTGCAGTATACTCGGGTACGCTTAGCTTTTGGTTTTTTCCTCTTGCGAGGCATTGCCACCAAATAGAATCGTGGGTCGATGAGATGGTCAGACAACATTTTAGCAACTTCTCTTG